GTCGCACAAAATTGCACAACGCCTACGGGATATAAACGGAGAAAGCTTACTTCTAAAAATCAAAGGCAGACCGGTACGCGTTTGGAAGATACCGGCTTTTGCTAGCGGCGACGTGGATATAGCAACGCCTATGTTTGCAAGTAAAGGGGAGTCACCTTTCTGATGTTTAGAATATTTGGACCTCCCGGCACTGGTAAGACCACGACACTACTCAACATGGTAGACAGAGCGCTAGAGGCGGGCACTCCGCCGCAAAGCATTGGCTTTCTAGCCTTTACCCGCAAAGCAGCAAATGAGGCCAAGGAGAGAGCCGCAGAGCGATTCCGTCTAGATCCGAAGAAGGACCTACAGTTCTTTCGTACTCTACATAGCTTTGCTTTGTCTCTATCTGGCATACGACCAGAACAGATAATGCAACCGTCTCATTATGCCGAACTGAGTCTGGTCATGGGTATCCCTCTCATTACGGGAAAAAACAACAGTTTAGAAGAAGACGTGCCAGAAATGGTCAAGGCTTCTGACCCAATATTAGGTTTAATTAACCTAGCACGGCTGCGAAAGATACCTTTACGGAGTCAATATAACGAAAGCACCATCGAACACGATTGGAATACAATCAACCACGTTGATAGATGTTTAAGAAAATATAAACATGAGAGTGGTTTATATGACTTTACGGACATGCTTCAGTCGTTCATAGATAAAGGTCATCAATATTGTCCTAGATTTAATCTTTGTTTCTTAGACGAAGCGCAAGACTTGTCCCCAATGCAGTGGGACATTGCTCACCTTATAGAAGAAAAGACCGCTAAGATGTACTGTGCCGGAGATGACGATCAGGCCATATACAAATGGGCGGGCGCAGATGTAGACCACTTCCTAAGTTTGGACGGTGCATCAGAGACATTGCAACAATCATATCGTATACCTTCCAGTGTACACGCGGTAGCCGAAACAATAGCTAATCGAATACATTATAGATACCCTAAGATATACAAGCCTCGCGAGGAGCGCGGCCTTTGCACCAGAGTCACGCAAGTCACAGAACTGGACATGAGCGAAGGATCGTGGCTTATACTAGCTCAAGCGGGCTATCAGCTACAGCCCGTAGCATCTGACCTGAAGTCCTTTGGATATCTGTACGAATATCGCGGCTCACGGTCAATAGGGCAGAAACTAAGTGATGCCGTCAACGGATGGACAGATTTGCAGAAAGGCAGAGAAGTTCCTGTTGATACCGTGCGAAACATCTACAGCTTTATGTCCGTAGGCAATCGCGTAGCGCGTGGGTATAAAAAGTTAAAAGGTGTGCCTGACGATGAGTTGGTAAACATTGACGATCTACAGCTTCAACATGGACTGATTGCAACGAAAGACATGATATGGTCTACAGCTATGGATCGAATACCAGATAAGGACAGAGCTTACATTACAGCTTTGTTGCGGCGTGGAGAAAAGTTCAACGGAGTGCCTCGCATCTCTGTGTCCACGATTCACGGGTCAAAAGGCGGAGAAGCGGATAACGTCGTGTTGTTCACGGACCTGTCACCCGCCGCAGATAGTACAATGAGAATTGCGCCCGACGATGTTCACCGTGTTTTCTACGTCGGCGTAACTCGTACAAGAAAGAACTTGTACATAGTAGAACCAGAAGACGCGACAAGGAGTTACGACATATGAAACGTGACGAAATATTGAGGCAAGCAGAGACCCTGATTAACGGGGCCAGAGCCGCCGACTACGGCGACGCGAAAGAAAATTTCAAAAATATAGCAGACTTGTGGTCTGTTTACTTGGGTACAGAAGTTTCCCGTCAAGACGTAGCGGTCTGCATGATAATGGTCAAAGCCGCTAGACTTATGGGTTCTGATAAATCTGACTCATGGATCGATATCTGCGGCTATGCCGCTTTGGGTGGAGAAAAGTGAGTCTACAGATGGCGATGTTTCCACCTGATAGTGAATGGGTGCCGCCAAGTGAGCTACCCGATCTTTCCAACGCAAAACGCATAGCGATAGATCTAGAAACAAAAGACCCTAACATAAAGAACTCCGGACCCGGTTGGGCAACTGGAGATGGAGAGGTTGTAGGATATGCCGTCGCCACAGAAAGTTGGAAAGGTTATATACCTGTCCGACATTTTGGCGGTGGCAACATTTGTGAAAAACAGGCAAACCGTTGGCTAAAGAAAGTCTTTGAAAGCCCCGCTGATAAAATTATGCACAACGCACAATACGATGCGGGTTGGGCACGGCGCATGGGGTTTACCATCAACGGCAAGATCATTGACACTATGGTCATAGCCTCGTTACTCGATGAAAACAGATTTAGTTACACTCTAAACTCTTTGGCGTTTGATTACCTTGGTAAGGTAAAGTCGGAGAAGAAACTGGTAGAAGCCGCAAAAGCATTCGGCGTAGATCCAAAGGCAGAGATGTGGAGATTACCCGCCATGTTTGTCGGACCCTACGCAGAAGCAGACGCTGAACTAGCACTTGAACTTTACAATTATTTCTCTGTCGAGTCGTCAAAGGACGGCCTTACAAGTATCGTTGATATCGAAACACGGCTCTTGCCCTGTCTAGTGGATATGACTTGGCGTGGCGTTCGTGTCGATATGGACCGAGCCGAGCGCACAAGAAACGATCTGTTAAAACGAGAGAAAGCCGTTGTAAAAAGAATAAAGGATCTGGTTGGGTTCAATGTAGAAATCTGGGCGGCGCAATCTATAGCAAAGGCGTTTGAAGAGGCGTCCCTTCCATATGAACGTACAGAAAAAGGTCAACCGTCGTTTACTAAAAGTTTTCTTACCGACCACCCGCACGAACTGGCACAACTTATCGTGCAAGCTAGAAACCTCAACAAAACTTCTGGCACGTTTATCAATACAATCCTCAAGCATTGTCGATCTGATGGACGCATACACGCGCACATAAACCAAATTAGATCTGACGATGGCGGCACGGTTTCTGGGCGAATATCCATGAACCACCCCAACCTCCAACAAATTCCGGCACGAGATCCAGAACTGGGGCCAATGATACGCAGCCTGTTCTTACCGGAAGAGGGCGACCAGTGGGCGGCTATAGATTTCTCGCAACAAGAACCACGGATCTTGGTTCACTATGCACATTTGTTTGGTGAACAAAGGAACCGTCCGTTGAAAGGAGCCAAAGAATTTGTGGACAGCTACAACGAGGATAGTAGCACAGACTTCCATACAATGGTTGCGGAGATGGCGCAGATCCCCCGTAAGCAAGCTAAGACAATTAATCTTGGGATGATGTACGGCATGGGCGTGAACAAACTGGCCGATCAGCTAGACATACCCGTGGACGAAGCAAAAGGTATTGTGAGTCAGTACCATGATAGAGTTCCCTTTGTAAAAGCTTTAATGAACGGCGTGATGAACAGGCTGAACGAAAAGGACAGTCGGGGTGCTTTACGTTCGTTGCTCGGACGTAAGCTACGATTTCCTTTGTGGGAGCCAGATAGTTTTGAAATGAACAAAGCTTTACCTTACGAGGAAGCCGTAAAAACTTATGGAGATACCACACGTTTGAAACGTGCATACACCTACAAGGCTTTGAACCGTTTGATCCAAGCATCGGCTGCGGACATGACAAAGAAAGCTATGGTGGACATATATGAAAGCGGTAGATTGCCCCTCATTCAGATCCACGACGAGATAGCAATGTCAGTAAAAGACACAGAAGATGCAAAAAGTGTTGCAAAGATGATGGAAAATGCTGTACCATTAAGTGTGCCTAGTCTCTGTGACGTTGAAGTCGGCCCCTCTTGGGGGGAATCATCCGTTTGCACGTTTTAAATCCGTCGGAGACTTTGGGTTAACTGCTCGGCGGGGTCTCATCCCTGAGTTACCTCGTTTTAACTGCCGTCGAATCTGCTTTTCATTGGTTTGCTGATTCGGCGGTTTTTTTCTTGCCATTTCCCATAACATCCTATATTCTTTTACAAAAGTAGAGAGGATTATATATGGACACCGAAAAATGGAAGAGCGTTCTCGTTCCGATAGAGGTTTACAGAGAAATAAAATCTATTGCTCAGAAGGAAGGGCGCACGATCAGCGGACAACTTCGAATAATATTTGAAAAATATAAGCAAGAACAAGAAAACGCTTGACTTATCGCATAAACTCATATATCTGGGACGTACCTCATAAAAAGATGTGGACGCGCCTCAGTAATCTACCATAACGGATACTGGGGCGTTTTCATGTCTGACCATACGAACCAAGATGACTACATAATAGCTTTAAAACATACAAACGATTTGATTGATGAGCTAATCGACGGGGATTTTGACGCGGGCGCAGCATATACTGGTATTTTAGTAGCGACTTTTTACAGATTACTTTTAGGCAGTCCTGACAAACAGGACGTGACGGGCATTATCGGCAACGCTCTGGCGTCTGCATCTGTCCATGTAGAACTAAAAGAACATATTTTATCCGACATCCATTGACTTTCTAATACTTCTCCCATATACTCCTATACATTATCTTATGATGAGGAGTAAGTTATGATGGATGATAGAGTTTGCTTGTTTTATGTCGCAGACCGTTTACAAGATATAGTAGATGGAGAAAGCACAGCAGAAGAGTTCTTGCGTGAACTTAACCACAATATCGGCGTGAACGCACGTTGGAAACGCAATAACCCCGACGCACTAACCGCGGACCTCCCGCCAATAAAAGGTAAAACAAAAGCACGAAAGAAGTATAGATAATGGGCGATGAAGCGTTAACAGATTGGCAAGCCGCACTGTTGAAGTTTTTAAAAAGACAGGTGGATGATCTTGTGGACGAAAGTAAAAGAGATGATGCACGGCCACGGATCGAACAAGAATTGTTTGCCGCTCGCGAAGAATTAGACGACTATGTAGAAAATTTAAAACTTTCTGGCGTAAAAATAGAACACTGCCGAAGATCGTGGATGAAATAAAAGGAGGCCAAAATGGCAACTATTAGACAAATTAAAAAAGACGGGGGACAACTGCCCGATTACTATTACGTCATGCCCAACCAAGACCGAATCGACATCATGGTCACTCGAACCAAATCAGGCAACCAGTACACTTGCGTACTGCCCGCGCCCCACTTTTCAAAGACGTTCGAAAAGATGAACGAAATGCGGGCCTACTTCGACGAACACTTTGAAAGTTAATTTTTTGTCTTGACCTATCTCCCATAATATCCCATACTTAAAATATCTTTTTATAGGAGGAAAATTTATGAAAGAAGCTCTTCAGTTCTTACGGGCATATGCCGACGATCTGCGATACACCATTTCGCAACGCTCCGTCGATGTTGTAAACTTCAACACTTCCGGAACGCCCTGTTTTGAAACACTACAAGATGCAAAAATTTACCGTCAAAAATTACTAAACGTCATAAGGGAGTTGGAAAAGGAAAATTCCGACGAATGGATCTTGGATGGTAGAGTGCCATACCAAATAGGGGAGATAGAGTAATGGATCATAGAATGATGTGCGAAATCGTTGAACAAGATTTAATCGACAAGGTTATCAAACAAATTAGAGATGATCTGCATCATGGAGATTTAAGCGCATTAGAAGATCTGCTTAGTCACACTCCAGAAAAAGAATTACAATCTTTTCTATCAGGATTGGAGGTCAAATGATTAAAAAACACGAAGATCTGATCGTGGCCCTTTTAATAGTTGTGATGGTTCTAATTTGGATTATCGGGGTTTCTACAGGAAGTTGGTAAATAAAGGGCGGTACAAAGGTATCGCCTTTTATATATATAGAGGAAAAAATAAAAAAAATAAATTTGCGTTTAGGGGGTGTTACCGGTGTTACCGTGTTACTTTCGTATCTATCTATATATAAATAAACAGTTTTTCGGTAACTTTTTTGGGTAACACCTTTATTTTATTGGTGTTACTTTCGCCTTTCTCATATATATTCTTATATATTCTCACACTAGATTTAATGTTTTTTGCTTGTTATGTCTCGATTTATAGCAAAATAAAGAGGCTAAAATGGTTACCACAACGTCAATTCCAAAGGGTTTGGTGTTACGCCCTAAGAAAAAACCCACCGGAAAACGATACACAAAACAAAATCCAGATGAACATCGTGGCCGCAAACGCTTAAACGAAAACTCTCCACTTACTCGAAAACAAGAGAAATTTGTAAAAGAACTGGTTTCGAATGATGGGACCATTACAATGTCCGAGGCGGCAGAACGTGCGGGGTATACTCCGAAGTCGGCACCTGTTCGAGCATCTCAAATGACAAACCCTCATATAAGTCCACATGTTTGTGCGGCTATAAAAAGGTATCGGGACGAACTTGACTCAAAATTTGGTGTTACCTACTCAAGACACGTTAGAGATCTACAACGCATTAGAGATCATGCATTAGAGAACGGTGCTTATAGTGCAGCCGTTCAAGCTGAATATAGACGCGGACAAGCACAAGGTGACATTTATGTAAGTAAGTCTGAGATCCGTCATGGCAGCATTGATAGCATGAGCAAAGAGGAAGTCCAAAAAGCTTTGGACGAATTAAAGAAAACATATGGTGCAATTGACATTACCCCAGAC